GAAACAGATTGCAAACAACTTGTGCAAGCAGAGGGGAATCGACATCAATGAAGCATATGCACAGTTTGAGCAACAGTTTTCTGGAATGATGGGAAAACAAAACAATCATGGTATAAACCGATAATGGTTTATATAAATAAAATAATTTAAAGGAGGTACATACTATGGGTATGGACGGAAGCGGTTTAAGTGTAGCAGATGCTCTGGCATTACAGAGAGATGGCTATGACAACGATGGCATGTTTGGTGGTAATGGTTCTTGGGTGTTCTTCCTGTTTTTCCTGCTCGCTTGGGGAGGCGGTGGCTTCGGATGGGGCAATCGTGGTGGAGAACAGGTTGCAACAAGCGCAGAGGTGCAGAGAGGATTTGACAACCAGAATGTTATGAACAAATTGAATGGTCTGGAAAATGGTCTTTGCGATGGATTCTATGCACAGAACACAACAATGCTGAATGGTTTCAATGGCGTACAGCGTGACCTTTGTTCTGGATTCGCAGGAGTAAATGCGGCAATCAACCAGAGCAGATTTGATGCCCAGCAGTGTTGCTGTGAAACAAACAGAAACATTGACAGTGCGAAGTTCCAGTTAAGTCAGTGTTGCTGTGACATCATGCAGAACAATGACAGAAACACACAGAGAATCATCGACCACATGACACAGAACGAAGTTCAGACGTTGCGTGACCAGTTACAGACAGCGAACTTCCAGTTATCACAGCAGGCGCAGAGCGCAAACATTATCGGTCAGTTAAGACCGACACCAACACCTGCATATCTGACCTGTTCTCCGTATGAATCTAACATCTACGCAAGTAGAGGATTCTATGGAAACGGATGGTTCAACAATGGATGTTACAACAATGGTTGTGGATGTTGCTAAGTAAACAATCCGCTGTATAGCGTGAGTTATGGGGCGGTTAATCACCGCCCTTTTGTTTTGATTAAGCAAAGGAGGATAAAAACATGGCTTGTAGTTTATACAATAACAATGGTTTTGGTTGTGGAGGATGTGAGCATTTTGTTCGGACAAACAGCGTAACACTTGTAGATTCTGTTTTGGTTCTGAACATTCCGCAGAAAACGTACAGTAACAAAGAAAAGGTTTGTATCTGTGTTGCACAGGCGTTACCGAATATAACATCTGCACAGACGGTAGCAATCACAATCGGAACTGGAACAACACAGTATCCGTTAAGAACAAAGTGCGGAAACAATGTTTATGCAGACCAAATTCGTAGCAGAAGGGTATATCATACCAATGTGGCAACAGATACCGCTTCTTTTGTTGTTCCTGCTTGTGAACTGTGCAAAACGGGCTTTAATTTCCCTACAATCCCTGCAACGACAGCGTAGGTGTTTAACGTGGGTAACGACAATGGATGGTTTAATCAACGGACTTTAGACGCAATGGCTTTTATCGGGTTTATGATAGGTTTGCAAACTATGAGGAAAACCTGTCCCAAAGTGATGTACAGGACATGATAAAAGGGGGCATTGCGAGATGTACATGAACATCTGGAAGAACAGGACAATAAGATAGACCATATCATAGAATTGTTGGAAGGAGGGAAAGAGAATGCTTGACAAAGAACAGTTGAAAGAGTTATCATGTATGGAGATATATGCAGAGATAGACAAACACATGACAGCGGCTCTGATGTTTCATTCTGGAATGAGCGACTATTTTAACTTTATCGGTTTGCATGGGTTCAAGAGAGTACATGAATTACAGTATTATGAGGAATCCATCGGAAAGCGGAAGTTGCACAAAAAGGTGTTGGATATTCATAACAAATTGATACCGATAAAAGGACATGAAAAACCAGAGGTAATTCCGAAGGAATGGTACAATCATACCAGAATGGATATTGACGACAGTGTGCTGACAAAGTTTGTTCGCTCTGCCATGAAACAATACAAAGAGTGGGAAGAGGAAACAAAGAAGTTTTATGAAGCGGTGTGTTGTGTGTTCTATGAAAAGGGGTGGCTCATTGATTACAATTTGATGATGTGTTACCTTGAAGATGTGCAACATGAACTCAAAAAGATTTACAGAATGTGTGAGGAACTCAATGGAACAGGGTATGATGTTCTGTACATTGTGGAGATACAGAAGAAAATCCATGAAGAGTACAAAGAGAAAATGAAGAAGTTGAAAGTGCAGAAATAAAACAAGAGTGTGAGAACATGAAAAGAACAAAACAAAGAACATGAAATAGGCTTACTTGTAATTGTTACAGGTAGGCTTATTTTTTTTGAATTTTTTTACAAAAATGTATTGACGAACACAGAAAAGTGTGGTAAGATAGAATCAAGTTAAGGGAAGGGATTTCCCAAGAGAGAAAACAAAACGAGAAGGAGAACAAAGAAATGATGCAGAGATTTACAAGAACAAAACATGTGGAGTTAAACATTTACAGTGAGTGCAAGTACACAGCAAGCGAAGAAGTATTTGAAAACCAGAAGGTTGTGGAGTATGAAAATGTAATCGGGTTTGAAGTGGTTGCAGGAGAACAGGCGAAGGAAATCGAAACACACACAGATGAAAGTTGCATAGATGATATGCACGAATACCTTGTGTTATATTTTGAGAATGGAGAGACATCCACATTCAGAAATAGTTATGTTGATATGTTTGCTTGGTAGAAACAAAAATGGGTGTTGACAAGTTCAGCACCCTATGATACAATAGAACTATAGAAAAGAAAACAAAATAAGGAGTGAACAGAACAATGAAGAAAGTGATTGCAGTTTGTGAAACAAAAATGAATGAATTACCAAACAGTTGTGTGGATTGTACATTTTATGGATGTAGTTTACCGTGTTGTGCAAGAGATAACACAAAAATAAAGAAAACGTATTTTAACAAAAGGCATAAAGATTGTCCTTTGAAATTGCAGGAGGGATAACATGACACCATTACAGAAGCGTAGGTTAAAAAGGAAGTTCCAGAGGTTCTGGAAAGAATGGGGTATTACATGGGAAGAATTTGAAATGCTATTAGGGGCAATGTCTACAATCATGTTCCCATTTTTATTGAGAATATTCCTTGCATTTTTTGGAATTTGACGATTGACAATGTGGTATGTCGGTAGTATAATAAAAGTATAAAGTAAATAAATTCAATCAAACAGAAAAGGAGAACAAACAATGAACAAAACATTTGAAGAAATGACAGTGAAGGAGTTAAGGGAAGAGAGCAGAAAGCGTGGGCTTACGTTGGAGAGTAAAGGACATAAGTTCACAAAACCAGAGTTAATCGAGAGACTTACAAAGTGGGATGCAGAACAGGCTGATATTGATGCAGACATTAAGAAAGCAATTGAAGAAGCAGGGCAGGAAACTCTGGTAGACCCCGAAGGTGACGAAGCATGGGGTGATGCAGAGTGTGAGAAGGTGGAGACTTGTGCAGAGTGTGAACATGCTCCTTGTGAGAACACACCAAAGGTTGAAACAAAAGAAGATGGTTACATTGTGTATGCAAAAACACTGGAAGAAATCGAGCAGAAGTATGGAAACAGAAAGAAACAGGAAATCTATGACAACGAGTTAAAGGTTGGCAGTTATGTTGTGTTTGTCCATTATGTGGAGGCGAGAAACGGACAGATTTACAAGAAGTTAAGAACAGCGAAGGTTGTGGGAATCAACAGAAAGAAAGAACTTGTCAGAATTGTTACTCTGTTAGGAACAGAGAAAGAACTTTCCTTTGATGAATTACTTTACATTAAGGGAAGTGCGAAGAATTGTTCCTACCCGAAGGACATTGCAATGTATCTGAAAGAACAGAGAACAGAGAAAGGCAAGGTGCTTATCAATGAAAGATTTGCAGAAAACAATGTTGCTGATTAAGGACAGCGTAAGAAAGTTATATGATGCACAACAGGAAAAGAAACAGTTTGACAAATACTATGAAGAGGTGAGGAAGAAAGAACAACTTGCCATTTCAAATTTCATGTTTACAAGTCTCCCAAAAGGACAGAACAGTTTTGAAATAGAACTTGACGAGGGGGCAGGATATTATACAAACCATGTGAAATTGAATGTAACAAGAGTAAGGACAAAAAAAGTGACATGGTTGCTGGACAAGTTAAAACAGAATGTCGGGAAAGACATATATAGTGAGGTTGTGAACAAAACATATACAGTAAATGATATGCAGGGTTTGATTCGGTATTTAAAGACATGCGGAGTTGACCCAAAGAAGTTCAAAAGGTTCATTGATGTGACAGAAGAACTTGACGAAACAAAACTTGATACCTACTATGAAACAGGGGCATTGAAAACAAAAGACATAGAAGGTTGTTACACTGTGAAGATGGGAGAGCCATACATCAGAATCACAGAGTTAAAGAGGTAACATGACGAGAGAATATGGAGGGAAAGAACTAGCAAAAGTGCTTATCTATTATGGATTGATTGCAGATGTTGTAAGTTCTGATTTTAACATCATTTGTCCTTTCCATGAGGATATAAACCCTTCCATGAGGGTGTGCCTAACAGATGGTTCTTTCTTCTGTTTTGGATGTGAAGCAAAGGGAAATGCCCTAGACTTTGTGAGGAAGGTACATCCAGAATTAAATGAGTTACAAGCGTGTGTTTTGTTGGAACAAATATTGAACAGTGATGAAGTGAAAAAGTTAAATGTGAAGTATAAGAAGAAAAGAAGATTGCAGAACAAGCAAGCCTTGAATGAAGCACATGACTATTATTACGGATTACGAACTGTTGATTGGAATGACATACACACAAAAGAAGAACATGAAGTTTTACAGTATATGAAACAAAGGGGATTTGATGAAAGAGCATTGAACATTGCACATTGTAAAACAAATTATAATATTGCTTATCCGTTTTTGTTCCCAATATTAGACAATGGGGAGTTCAAAGGATGGGTTGGCAGAACTATGAACAAGTATGTTGAAAAAAAGCGCAAGTATTTATACAATGATGGTTTTAGAAAGCGAGATACATTGTGCGGAACATATGAACAAAACAAAGTGGTGTTTGTTTGCGAGGGGTTCATGGACTACCTTAGTTTGAGGACAAGAGGACACATCAAGAATGTTGTTGCTATTTTGGGGTGGCACATATCAGACGAACAAGTACAAAAGTTGAAGGATAAAGGAGTAACAACGGTTGTGTCTGCTCTGGATAATGACAAAGCAGGAAATAAGGGTACAGAGTATTTAAAACGGTTTTTCCATGTGATAAGGTTTGATTATCCAGAAGGAGTAAAGGACGCAGGTGAAATGTCGGAACAAGAGTTAAAAATGGCAATCAGACGGACAAGGAGGGCTTATAAACGTGACAGTTAGTTTTAAGTTGAAGATGGGAATGACGCTGTTCCATGCACAGACCATGAAGGAATTACGGATTGACAAGGTGATAGAACAGAGTTATAATGAAGATAGTCAAGAATACAAAGAGTTGTGCAAGGAATATACACAAGTGATAGGATTTGCAAGAGAACTTGACAAAATAGAGTTTGACAAAGAATTGATGAAGGAACTAGCAAGAGAGGCGAAGGAAGTACAGAAAGAAACAATTGAACAGATTGAACAGGTTGTAAAGAATTGCTACTATCAAGGAACAACAGCGTACATATCTTTTGGTGGGTATATGATTAACCCAAAAGAGTTTTGTGCAATTCGTCTGGATGGGTTCGACATTCAATTCAACAAAAAGTAAAACAAACAAGAAAGGAAGAACAAAACAATGGGAAAAATCAAATTAGCAAACATCAAGAATGAGATTAAGAAAAGCGGAACAAGCAAAGGCAAGTTCTTGTTTTTCAAAGAGGACAGCAAGGTAAGAGTAAGATTCCTCACCGATATGGAAGATGGACTTGAAGTATCTTTCCATGACAGTTTCCAGTTGGGAATCAATGTTCCATGCCAAGAAGTGTTTGGAAGGGATTGCGAGTATTGCGAGAATGAGGATTTACGGACAAGAAACATGTATGTGTGGAGCGTATACGATTATGAAAGCAAGGAAGTTAAACTGCTCATGGCGGCGGTAAACAATTGTTCTCCTGTTCCTGCGCTTGCATCTCTGTATGAAAGTTATGGAACATTGTGCGACAGAGATTATGAGATTAAGAGAATCGGAAAAGGACAGAACACAACATACAGTGTGATTCCTCTGGAAAAGATGAAGTTCCGAAACACAAAAGTAAAACCAATGTCCGAACAGGCAATGTTGAAATGTATTGACAAGGCTTATCCTGCGGACAATTCCGAAGATTTTGAGGACGAGGACGAAACACCGAAGAGAAACAAAAAGAAGGGTGCAAAGTCAAACAATAAGCCGATAAAAGGAAAGATGAACGAACCAGAGGACGACAATGACGATTGGGATGATGAAGAGGAAGAACAGGACTATGAGAGTATGACAGCAAAAGAGTTGTTCCAGTTGTGTAAGGACAGAGACATTGAGTGCAAGCCAAAGAAAACAAAAGAATATTATATTGACCTTCTGGAAGAAGCAGACGAGGAAGATTCTGATGATTGGGATGATGAAGATTCCGATGACGATTGGGAAGATTAGAACAAACAAGAACAATTAGGGGTTGACAAAATGTCAGCCCTTTTGTTATAATAAAGGAGTAAGGAAGGAGAACAACAGAAGTGGGTAATTATTTTGATTTACACAGACATGACGAAACTTCTTTCTTTGATGGATTCGGAAAACCAATTGAATTAGCGAGAAGGGCAAAGGAATTGGGATATACAGCATTAGGGTTGAGCAATCATGGAAACATAACAGGATTGGTGCAACACTGGTTGGCGTGTAAGGAGGTAGGAATCAAACCAATATTAGGGTGTGAAGTTTATTTCCAACCAAAGTTTAACAAAAAGAATCCACAGAGAAAGTCTTACCATTTGTGTTTGTTTGCACAAAACAAAACAGGATATGAAAACTTGTGTCACATTATGACAGAAGCAAATGTAGAACAATTCTATTACAAACCAATTGTTGATTTTGGGTTATTGGAGAAGTATGCAGATGGGTTGATATGTTCTACTGCTTGTATTGCATCAGCAACAAGCCAAGCGATTGTGAATGGTAATGTTGAAACAGCAGGAAAATTGCTTGACAAGTTCAAGGATATTTTTGGCAACAACCTGTATGTGGAGATTCAGCCATACAAGATTGACAAAAAGGGAACACAACAGAAAACAGATTATGTTTTGATGAAGTTAGCAATGGAACGGAAAATCAAGTGTATACTAACATCAGACAGTCATTTTGGAAGTAAGGAAGATTTTGACACCTATTGTAAGATGCACGAAATCGGGAAAACAACACTTGATGTAAAGAACACATATTCAGAAAGGTATATGCCTAGCGAGTATGAAATAGAAGAACGATTTGCAACAATCTACAAGAACAAGTTTAAGGATGCCTTTAAGGTTGCAGAAATGTTCGTTGACAATTTAAAGAAGTTACAGGATAGCGTGGAAGAAGATATACTTTCGCAATGTGAGTTGGTTCTGCCAAAGATTGAAACAAATGGAGAATCAAGCGAAACAGTGTTGCGTAAGATGGTACAAAGAGGATTGAAGAAGCGAGGGAAGAACACAAAACAGTACATACAGAGGTGTAAACAGGAACTTGATGTGATACATTATCATGGGTTCGATGATTATTTCCTCATGGTGCAAGACTATGTAAATTGGGCGAGAGAACATAACATAGCAGTTGGACCGGGGAGAGGTTCTGCTTGCAATTGTTTGGTTGCGTATGCAATCGGGATAACGGATGTTGACAGCATTAAGTACAAACTTGATTTTAGCCGATTTATGAGGAAGGAAAAAAAGAAGTTACCAGACATAGACGTTGATTTTGAAACAGATAGACGACAAGATGTGATTGACTATGTTGTGAACAAGTATAAGGGGCAAGCAGTACAGATATGTTCTTATGGGGAATATAAGATTGACAACCTTGTGAATGACCTTGCAGGGGTATGTGGGTTGCCTACAAGCGGAAAGGAATTAGACGAGTACGACAAGGAACAAAACAAAAAGGTAGTTGCAGAAATCAAACGATTTATACGAGAGTATGAAGAGGACGGAAGATTGAATATGCAGTTACTCATGGAGGATGAAAGAACAGAAGAGTATAACAGTCAGTATGATAAAATTATGAAACACTTTTCCAAGCTGTTTGGGAAAATTCGATACTTAGGAAAACATGCCGCAGGTGTGGCAGTGGTTGGTTCTGATATATCGAATTATACAGCGGTGATTCGCAAGGGTGATATGTTCAGCAGTAGTTATGACCTTAACGATTTGGAACATATCAATTGTACAAAGTTCGATATGTTAGGACTTAAAACAATGTCAGAGTTGCGAGAGTTGGAAGAGTATACACATCATGTTGTTACAGACGAAGATAGAGAGGAACAAGAAATATATGATAGTTTCCGAGATGGGAAAACAGACGGTATATTTCAGATGGAGAAATCAGCACCAAAGAAGATTCTGGACATGATACAGTGTGATTGCATTGAAGATGTAATTGCGGTTAATGCGCTGAACAGACCAGCACCGTTACAATTAAAGATGCACGAAACATACGCATATAACAAACTGTCTGGAAATGTAGACAGAAGTACACCGTACTATAAGTATACGAAAGAAACATACGGAACGATGTTGTACCAAGAACAGACGGTTGAGGTTGCACAGAAATTGGGGCATCTGACACCACAGCAAAGTTTTGATTTGCTAAAGATTATGAAAAAGGCAGAGAATCAGAACAAACCAGAGTATATACCAATCATTGAACAGATGAAGAAAGACTTTTTCAAAGGTTGTAGAAGTGAAGGACTTACGAAGGAACAGGCAACAGAGATTTGGGCGAGTATGCTTATCTATGGTTTCAACAAAGGACATAGCACAGGGTATACGATTATCAGCGTAGACCAGATGTGGTATAAGATACACCATCCTGCTGAGTTCTGGTATGTCAAAATGAAGTATGCAGGGAATGATGCTGATTTACACAAGTATTCACAGTTTGCGGTAAAGGACAATGCGGTTGTAATGTTACCTCATGTGAATTATACAGCAGAAACAAGTATGCGTATGATGGATGGAGAAAATGTTATACAGCAGGGGTTGAGCATTATTAAGGGAATTGGAGAAAAAGCGGCAGAAGCAATCGAACATGAAAGAAAGGAACATGGAGTGTTCCGAGACTATGATGATTTTTACGACAGGTGCAAAGGAAGAACAGTAACAACAAGAGTGATTGACATTTTAAAGGAACAGGGAGCATTGGAGTTTAACAAGCGGCGTTACCTGTCAAGGGTGGTAAAATATAATAGCAGTTTGTTGGGACGTTAAAATGTTTCATGTGAAACGTACAAAACAAAGGTGGTGAGAAAATGGAACAGTATATGCCAGAACATGAGTATTCGCACAAGGTTGATGAACTGAGACAGAACAGAGTGGAAACATCTTTTTACAAATATGGTTCTGCGAGACGTAACTTCGGAAGAGGATATGTCAATGCATTAGGAAGCCATGAAAAGTGCATAGAAGCATATAACAGAACAGGGAACAAGGAATATTTGCTTGATGCTATGAATTACCTTATGTTTGAATTTATGTACCCACAGAAAGATGGTGCATTTTTCAGACCGACAGAGAGTAAGGACAGTGCAGGAATTGTTGGAATCAGCGAGAAAGAAATGGAGAGATTAAAAGATGGCTAACAAAACAAAGGGAATTAACAAAGCAGGAATTATGAAGTTGTGTTCCGAGATTGCAAAGAAAGAAGGAGAAGGAACGGTTTACAGTTTGGGAAGTAAAAACGGAGTGTTACGAATACCCCGTTGGAGTACAGGGCTTCCAGATTTAGATGCTATCATAGGTGGAGGAATACCGAAAGGCAGAACAATAGAAATATTCGGAGCAGAATCAGCAGGGAAAACAACACTTGCGTATCAGTTTTGCGCCCAGCATGAAATGTGCCTTGACATTCCGATTGAAGGTACGTTTGATGCGAACAGAGCAAGGTTGTTTGGAAACACACCAAAACAGATGTTGGTATACAGAGCAAGGTATGGGGAAAAGGCTTTCAACAGGGCAATCAGATTTGCGGAAGAGGGTATACCCATGATTGTGATTGATAGTGTTCCATCCATGCAACCGAAAGATGATATTGACAAAATTAGAAAAGCAGTGAACACAGATAGTGAACAAGAAATGCGGATAGGTGGAGTTGCAAGGCTCATGGACAAATATTTGCCTACACTTGAAGATGTGATTGAACAAACAGGAACAACGGTTGTGTTTATAAACCAGATTCGGGATAAGATGAACGCATTGCCTTTTGGAGATAACATACAAACACCCGGCGGTCATAAGTTGAAACATAGCGCAAGTCTTAGAATACAGGTTGCAAGAAAAGGATATATTGACATTCCGAACCATAACCCTTATAATAGTGCAAGCAAAGAAACAATTGGCATGATTATGAAGTGCAAGGTTGTCAAGTCAAAGGTTTGCAATCCAAAAGGTGAGTGTGAGATACCTTTGTTTTATGATAGGGGGTTTGTGGATTTTGCAGACCTTGACAGAGTGCGAAAAGAAATAATGGAAGAACACAAGAGAATGTATAAGGAAATGTTAGAAGATTGATGCACTTTTATTGTATCAGATTCAACAGAACATACATTGATGATGGTAGTGCAGAACATAGGTTTTTCGTTTATGCGGAAACAAAACTGAAAGCAGTGAAGAGATTCTGCACTACCACAGGTTACAAAAGTGCTTGCATTATTTCTGTCCATATGGTATCATAGAGAAAAGAAGGAGAACAAAACAAATGGGATTGATGGACGAAATCAAACGAGAAGCAGAAGGGAATCGAACAAAGATACAAAGCAGTCAAGAAGCAGAATTGGAACATAAGTTGAACGCATTGCATTATCTGGATAAGGACATCAAGAAAGAATTGCAGTTCTTAAAATCAGTAATGACAAGAGGGCAGGAAACAGCAGAGAGGAAAGGACTTCATGCGAGTGCTATTATTGTTTCCGATGATAAGTTTTGTTACAGACAGCAAGTGTTGAGTTTGTTTTACAAACAGGCACAGGGAGAACAAGTACCAGTTGGGTTGAAGCGGATATTTTCAGAGGGTGATGCAATCCATGAAAAGTGGCAACGCTTGTTTATTCGTGGAGGATATGCAGAACCGTTAGATTGTGATTATAGCAGATTCAATGAAGAATTTGACCTTTCCTATACGCCAGACATTATTTGTGATATAGACGGTGTAGAAATGGTTGGAGAAATAAAGTCAGTAAACACGTTCCAGTTTAAAAAACAGAAATATCATGTATCTGGAAGGAAGCAGTTACAGTTGTATATGTATTTAACAGACATCCATGATGGTTTTGTTTTGTGTGAGGATAAGAACACACAAGAAATAAAAGTATATTTGTATAAGTTCAATTACAAAGAGGTTGAACCATACATAGCAAGATTGGAGAAAGTACAGTATTACAAACACAGACTTGAAACAAAAGGGAAGCTTGTGCAGAGACATGAAAAGTGTACAGGGTATCATTGCAAGATGGCAGAACAATGTCCGATGCGTGAAGTATGTTACGGAAAGAAAAAAGAAAGATTAAAATAGTTTATTTTAGGGGTTGACTTTGTTCAACCCTTTTGTTATAATAGAATCAGAACAGGAGAAAACAACATGAGTAAATATTGCAAGCCTATGGGTTTATATGTTACATATTTAGATTGCATGGAATGTGAGGACAAAGAATGTATAACAAAACGAGAAGAACAAACAAATGCAAGTATGGAAGAACAGTTACAGAGAAAGATTGCATCATCTGCACAATGTATGGAAGGTGTGAACTCACAGAAAGGAGAACAAGAAGGGATGAAAAAGGTTTACCTCTTAGTAGACATAGGAACTGAATTGTTCCTAGTGTTTGCTTCAAAAAGAGAAGGATATACAAAGAACATAGTTTTTCGTGCAGAGGTTGTGAAAGCAACAGTTGACAAAGATGGAGTAACATATAATTGTGAAATCAATCGTTGCATGAATGACAAGACGGTGGATGTAAACAAGTATGTAAAGTTCTATATGTTCAGAAATTCAAACATTGATACTGGACATAGAGGGATGGACAAACAATATTATCCAGTGTTTACAACAAAGGAGGGGTGCTTACAATGGCTAAGGGGATAACATGTGCGAATTGTTGTTATCTGGACAAAACAGAAAAGGTACAGACAGGGGTGATGTACAAATATGGTTGTAGAAGTCACCATGCGTATATGGGACACATTACAGGTTGGTTGAGTTCAGACAGTGGGCTAAAACAAATGGGGTGTAGTGAATCAAACAAATTATGTTTTGGGACAGTGTTTGGAGTGAGGAAAACCGAAAAGAATCCATCATGCAGATACATCTATCTTGGAACGGTTGGAAAACATTTTAAAAAGCGTTGCCTGTACAATCTGACATGGAAGCAGAAAGAATGTGTTGACGATGATTGGATAGAGGGAAAGAACATACTCATATATGATTATCAAAACCTATATGTGGTATATCAACATAAAAACAGTTATGGATTGACAGGGGTTGAGAACCTGTTGAGAATGGAAACAAAAGAAAGCAAAACAATGATTCGTGAAGGAATTATAACAGTATTGCGAGCAGATGGAATTGAACAGGCAAGAAAGTTGCAAAAGAAAGCGATTGAACGATGGGAAGATGAAAACATATTACCGTTCAATTAGAAGGAGGTGGAAGGGTTGCACGATTATGTGATAGGTATAGACCAATCGTACACAAGAACAGGAATTACGGTATTAAAGAACAAAGAAGTTGTTGAGATGTTCAGCCTTGAATATGAATATTGCAATAACAATTCAGAAAAAAGAACAGCACTTGAAAACACGCTAAATGAAATTATGATAGACCATAACATAGCAAATCCATTAGTGATAACAGAACGTATCCGTCTGCGTTCGCAAGGGTTTCTGTCAGAAGCGTACATCAAGTCAACAGGAGCGTTGATTGCCACAATCATTGATTTCTTCCATTATTACAATGAAATACCAGTGTACAGTGTTGATACACGTTCATGGAAGTCTCAAATTGTAGGAAGTAGCAAACCGTTAGACAATCCGTATGGAATCAATCCAGAGAAGTACCGTACCGTTTGTTATTTACGGGATAGGGGGCTTTTAAAGTATATTGTGAAAGAATATAAGGGGAAGGGAAAGAAGGGCATTATAGACGTAAAAATGGAGGTCAGAGAGGGCAAGAAAAAGGTCAGAAAGAAAGTACCATGCGAAATCAATGACGACTTAGCAGATTCTTACTGCATTGCCTTATATGGGTATCTTCCTAAAACAAAACAAAAGTTGAAGGAGGAACGGTTTTGACATTACAGGAATATGAAGAGATTAAAAACAGTTTGTTGAAGAAGAGGAAAAAGGGAAACATAACAAACAAAGAACAGGGATATAATGAAGGTATTGAAACTGCTGTTTCAAAGATAAGGGAAGTATATAAGCGACAGTTTAGGGTGTGAATAATCATGCCCTAATTTTATTGCAACAAATCAAAACAAAACGCTTTACATTGTTCTGGATGTGTGTTACTATATAATCAAGAAATGAAGAAAACAACACAATTGAAGGAGGAACAAGAAATGACAGTTACATACACAGAGTACAGGCATGATAAAGATGTATTTTTCAGAAAACATAGAAATGATTTTGATTGCGAAACAAGTCCGATGGATGAATATGGAAGGTATCACAAAACATATACATTCAAAGATGGAGCAACTTGGTATGAAACAATGTTTCCAGAATATGTGAAACAGAATGTAGAAATTAAATTGTGTAACGTAGAGATTGAAATTAAAATGTTTGTGACAGAGTTCTGGAATACAGATAAAAGCGAAACAAAAAGATATTATGAAAAGTTTTAGGATTGAGAAATCAATCCTTTTCTTTTGCAACAAAAGCGGTTGACAATAGAACAAGATAAATGTATAATATAACCATAGAGTTAAGCAGAGATGGTTGGCAAACACTCAAGGTGCAACAATATATGAATCAAACAAAAACAAAGAAATTTAACAAAACGTGTTTACATTTGTTTTGTGTTGTGTTATGATATAGTCACAAAGGAAATGGAGAACAAAACGAGAAGGAGTTAAAAACATGAGAAAGTATAAAACAGATGAAGGGATTTGTGTTACAGAATTTCAGAACATCACAGAGTTGGTGCATTTCATAGAGACAGAAGAGGTTTATCCGAATTTTAAAAACAAGATAGGTGGACCAGACAGTATCAGCGGAGACAAGAGTTTTACAGAAACGGCGAATTTTGAAGAAGCGAAAGACCTTTTGTTACATGGTTGGGAACATGGAACGAAAGAAATAAAAGGAAGAGTAGAAGCAAAGAATACAGGTACGAGTATGAAACAAAAAACAGTTTATGATGTCGCAGGGTTTCAATGTTCTGTACCAAGATATTTGCAGGGGATTCCTACAAACATGATTAACAAGAAAGCAGTTTCACAGAAAAACAAGGTGATTACAATAAACAAAATGTGTTCCTATTCTGCTTGTGTAAGTAGTTCTACAATTAAAACAGAAAGTGTAAAGGTATTACAACTTGTGAACAGGATGGAAAAACAAGGGTATAGAGTGAACCTCAATGTGCTGTTTGGTTCTGAAAAAGGAATGACAAAAAGTGTTGTCAAATTACGCATAAAATCATCCGCACAGAAGCTGAACATCAAGCAGACAGCGTTTCCGTTGGTTCATCCTAGTATGTTGAGAAGGGTTGTTTTTGCAGTGTGGGAACGTAGCGAAGAATGTTCCAAAGGTGGTTTTGAGTATGGATATGGCAGACCTTCTGGAAGGGGAACTTACGAAAGGGTTCTGAACAAGGGCGAGTATTTGATTCCTGCGGAGTTAGCAGAAACAGAGATTACAGATATTGAAAAGTATAAAATAAATTAAAAATATTTTAAAATAACTATTGACTTTTATATATTGTTATATTATAATATAGTTACAAGGTAAGAGATAAAACAAAACAATCAGTGAAGGAGAAAAGGAAAATGAAAACAAGAACATTTGTAGAGGTTATCAAAAAAGACGAGGAACATGTAGTTGCTAGAACAAAAACAGATTTTGGTGTTGTTGATATTAAAAGGACATTCAGAAAACATACAAAGGAAATCAGAGAGTTAAAGAAACAGGGCATCTATTGTTTTGAAATACAGGGCATTTTATATTGGTACACATTCAATGAGCATGGAATTGGTACACAGTATAAAGAACCAGAGAACTTCCGAGCAGAGGATAGAACAACAGATGAACTTCGCAGAGCAGGAAGGAAAAACAAAACAGTTGTTGATGGTAGCGTAGAATTAAGAATACCAGAGGTTAAGAAGGAACAGAAGGAAGTCAAAAAGGAAGAGCCAAAAGAGGATTGGAACAAAGAAGTAAAACACAGCAAGTTCGATATGATTAAGGCTTGTATAGAAAATGACATTCCTGTTTATCTTGCTGGACCAGCAGGAAGTGGAAAAAACTACACACTGGAACAGATTAGTTGGGAACTTGGTTTAGAGTTTTATTTTACAAACAGTGTTCAGCAGGAATACAAACTGACAGGTTTCATTGATGCAGGTGGACAGTACCATGAAACAGAGTTCTATAAGGCATTTAAAAATGGAGGGATTTTCTTCCTCGATGAAATGGATGCAAGTATTCCAGAAGTATTGGTTTTACTCAATGCGGCAATCGCAAACAGATATTTTGAGTTTCCAAACGGAAAAATCAAAGCACATAAGAACTTCCGAGTTGTTGCGGCAGGAAACACAGTTGGAAGTGGTGCAGATGAAATGTATACAGGACGTCTGGTATTAGACCAAGCAACACTGGACAGATTCGCAATCATTGATTTCGGTTATGACAGAAACATTGAAATGCACATTGCAAAAGGAAACAAAGAACTTGTTGATTTTGTGGAAGCAATCAGAACAGAAGCAGAAACAAATGGGATTCGGGCAACATTCTCCTATCGTTGCATTGGAATGGTTACGAAGTTAGAGAAAACAGGACTTGAATTAAAGAACATCCTTGCAATCGCAGTATTTAAGGGAATGGAGAAAGATACTATTAACAATTTCAGATTGTACTCACTGAACAATAAATATAAAACAGCACTGAATGAATTACAGAGGGTAGCCTAAACAGGCTACCTGTTCTGTTATCTGGAACAAAATAAATTGAAAAAGTTTCAAAAAGTGTTGACTTATAACAAAACATATGTTAATATATAATTACAGAAAGGGAAAGCAATTATTGAAGGAGGAAAACAAAATGACAGGTAGAACAACAAAGCAGAGAATTTATAGAGGATGGAAAATAGAACAGAAGGTAAGTTGTAAATATCGTTTTACTATAACAAATGGTTCAAAAGTAATTAGAACAAACGAACCAAAGAACATTATTGAAGCAATGGACTTTGTTGACAATATGTTAGATAAATAGAGAACAAACAAGAGAAGGAGAACAAAACATGAAGGGAACAGTTAAAACAATAACAATGAATAAAGGAACAAGAACATTTAAGGTATGGTCAGATTTTATCATGCGTTGTACTTATGCGGAAGATGAAAATGGAGAAGTAAAGTGCATACATGGTTCTGGTTATTTAAACAATGAACTTTCTATCCGCAAAGCAATTGCAAACAGGTTTGGTTTGGAAAGTTTTAGAAAATAAAACAAGAAATGTGTTGACAAACAGAACAAAGTGATGTATAATAAAGTCATAAGGTAAAGGAAAGAAAGCAAACCAATGAAGGAGGACAATAAAATGGCAAACACAATGGTAGAAAGAACCATGCAGACAGAACTTGGAAATGGAACATACATTAGTACAGTAATGTTTACAGATATTGGTGTATATGAAACAATGGTGTTTGAAAACAAAGACAACATGGAAGAGTTGGAATGTTATAGAACATCAGAGTATGCAGAAGCAATGGAAATGCACATGGCATTTGTTAGGGAATACCTCAACAGAACAGAAGAAGAAACAACAGAAGAACAGCCTACCAGTTTTGTTGTTGGTGGAGTATATGAAACTCCTTCCATTTGTAACAGCGATTGTATTTTCTCCTATCGTGTGGAAAAGGTAACAGCCAAGACAGTTGTGATTGCAGATAAGTTTGGAAAAACAAAAAGGTGCAAGATTCACAATGATGGAAGTGTACCATACATCTTTCCAGAAGGACAGTACAGCATGTGTCCGATTATCGAAACAACAGACATTGTGAGATAGGAAGGAGGGGAACAGGGTGTATAGATTCCCTGTCTATTGGACAGATAAACTAAAGATAGATTTTTTACAGAGAGTTATCCTCATACATAGTTATTTGTATTATGAAGCAAACAACAGTATATGGAGCGATAAGAAGTATGACGAAGTTGCAAGACAACTTACAGACATGCAAGAGGAACACATAACAAAGTGGATAAAGAACAAAACACAATATGGTTATTGTTTTTATGACTTTGATGGAACAACAGGGTTTGACCTATGGGATAGGTTGAAAGAAAAAGACAAACAGTATATTTCAAATATAGCAGAAAAGTTGGTGAAAAGATGAACAAATGCGTTGACAGCGAACAGATAGACAGTTATAATGAACTTGAGCAAATGCTAAAGGAACGGTGCATTTCAGATGATATGGCAGATGCGTTGAGGATGTTTGCACAAGCGGCAGTTGATACAGCGGACACGTTGAAAAGATTTGCAGAGTTATGTTCCACACAGATAGAAGAAGGGAAAGAGATTGCAATATTAGAACAAAGAAAGAAGCATTGCAAGAACTATCTGGAATTAAAACAAATAAACAGAAGGTTGAACATATTAAAGTTCAAACAAAATAAAAGGAGGTAACAGAGTGTACATATCAGAGTTTACATGCGGATTTGTTGTTTGTATTTTGTTAGAGGTTGCAGGGGTGATTGTGTATGCAATCTATGACAACTGGAAAAAGAAGCACTAAACCGTTGGAAGGGGTGAAAGATATGCCGTTAAAGAAAGGGCGTAGCAAATGGACAATAGCGAGGAATATCAGCACCTTAATGAAAGAGGGTAGACCACAGAATCAAGCGGTTGCGATTGCGCTAAGTCTTGCAGGAAAGTCAAGAAAGAAAAGGAAGTGAAACAATGTCCATACAGGAATATGTAAGAAGTTATACTTCCCAAGTAAGCGAACAGGAAACAATGTTCCGAGACTTGTTCGGGAAAGAAGAACTTGAAGAAGTAAGAAAGAAGGGCTTTACACAGAGCAAACCCTATTTACAATATCTGAAAGAAGAAACAGAAAGAAAGTTGAGGGAGCAGGATGGTAATTAGAAAACAATACAACATCGGACAGTTAGCAGAACAGTTACAGACAGAGGTTGAGAAGTCAAAGAAATACAACGGAGTGGTGAAACTGGACATCTTAACAGCAAACAATATTCTGGATGTTTTGAATGAAACAAACAGAAGGGAGCAGAAACATCAGACATTAGAAAGCGCATTGACCTTTATTGAAAAAGAGGACGGAACACAGACAAACCTCATGGAAGAACATAACAAAAAACCAGAATGTTTTGGAATGTATTATACAAATTGTAAGCAATGCGATAACATAGATTGCAAGGTACGCACCGATTGTATATCTGAAACGAAGTGCAACAAAAGGAAGTCGAGAAAAGATAGTATAACAGAACAGAAAACAGAACATTGTGGTTGTTTTGGAAAATATGACGAGGACGATTTAGATTGTTTGATGTGCCCATGTGGTGATAAGTGTTTGAAGGAGACAAAAGAAGCAGAGGGTAAAACAAATGAATAAGCGTTCAACAAAGTTCTATCGAAAAAACGAAGCAGAGGTTATGAAGCGGCTCGGATTCAAGCCGACAAAGAACAGCGGTGCAGGATGGATTGAGAAAGAGGATGGACAGAATGAACAGTGTATCTGTCAGTTAAAATCTACGGACAAGCAGAGCATCAGCATCAAACAGAATGATATTCATATACTCGAACAAAATGCGGCTGTGGCTCATAAACTGCCCGTATTTGCCTTACAGTTCCTTAACACTGGCGAAGTATGGGTGATGATAAGACCAGAGGATTTAGGGCTAATACAGAGCCTTGTGGCTGGTGAAGATATTTCCGAACAATTGAATGTCAATGAAGATTTGTTTTGCGGAACAGATTTAGGGGTTGACAATGGAGATGAAACAAGTTATAATGTATTTGTAGGCGGTAGGAACGCAGGAAAATCCTACCTCGCTCGGCAAGCCTACATGAAACAGAAAGGGAAGGAACGAGAACAGCAAGAACAAGAGTTCAAACAAAGAATGAAAGAGAAAAACAGAGAAAGGAGAAAACAGGTTGGAAAAGAAATTCAAACAAAAGGGCATTGCAACCTTTGAAGGGTTGAGCATTGGAAAGAACAGAACAGTACAAGTGAAGTTCAAACTCCGATATGACGAAATCCTAACAAGTGTTGAATTGTTACAGGGGTTAAACAATGACATTACGGTTCATGCAAAAACAGCAACAAGCAACCCAATGAGTTTGGGCATCTTCACCATAGGTTCTGTCAATTTTGACAAGGATGGAAATGCAACAATACCATTCAAGTCATTAGTGGACAATGTGAATCTTGATAACATTTGTGCTTTGGTGGATGAAGATTATATCCAGTTACGATTCCAAGCAATCATTGAACTCCCCGACAATAGCGAAGAAGGGGGTGCAGGAGAATGGGAAGATTAACTTACAAAGAACTGTCAAAACAGAAGTTCAAGGAACAGCGCAATGTTGTGATTTCAGAAGCATTTGACAGAGACAACAATCCTCTTGGGTATTCCATTGCGGAACAGTTGATAACAGAAGAAGATGGGAAAGAAATCAAAGTGTTCCTTAAAGGAGGGCTTGGCATTGTGGACGAAAAAGGTTTGTTACAGTTAAAAGAAGCAGTTGACAATGCTTGTATCAAGTTAGGATTGATTACCGTTTGCGATTGTGAATGTTGCGAAGGGGAAAAATAAAAAGAAAAAAAAGTTACAAAAACGTGTTGACACACAGAACAAGATGTGTTAAGATAAGAGTATCAAAGGAAGGGAAATAAAAATCCTTCTGGTGATAAATAAACAAAGAACAGCAAGAGAAGAAGGAAAGAACAAACAAGAGAAACAAAGAATCAAATTAAAAAAGAAAAGGAGAAAAACAAAATGGCAAAAAATTGGATGGCGTATGAAGCCGCAGAAGCAATCATGGGTAACAACGTAGAGGAAATCGCAGAGGTAGGTAGCAGATACCCACTGTTCACAAGAACCGTATCAATGGCAAACAGTGAGTATGTTCTTGACCTTCTGAAAGCAATCCCGAAGGTAACAGCAAGAGTTGTGGAAACAGGTCTGAAAGACATTGATGATGTGGAAACAGAAACAGAGGATGTAGAAGAGAAGGATGAAGCACCGAAGAAGTCAGCAAAGAAGGAAACAAAGGCAACACAGAAGCCGAAGTCAAAGCAGGTAGTTGAGGAAGAGGACGAAGCAGACGAAGATGATTATGAGAACATGACATCAAAGGCACTGTACAAACTGTGTTGTGACAGAGGTATTTCCTCACAGTGCAAGAAGCGAGACAAAGCATCCCTTATCGCAGTTCTGAAAGCGAATGATGGAACAGCAAACGAGGACGAGGATGATTGGGGAGACGAGGAAGAAACAGACCCGTATGCAGGAAAATCTGCAAAAGAACTGTTCAAGATGTGTTCCGACAGAGGAATCAAAACAAAGCCGAAACAGTCCGCAGATGCTTATGTGAAACTTCTGAAAAAGGCAGACGAAGCAGAAGCCGAAACAGAGGATGAAGAGGATGACGATGATGATTGGGAAATCTAATCCGACATAACATAACAAAATAATGAAATGATAACAAAGGCAGGGAGGTAGGAACAATGCTTCTCTGCCTTTCTTTATGGATTGGAGGATTGAACATTGAAAACAGACGACATCATCATGTTAGATTGCAAGAAGGAAGGAAACAGAGAGTTAATAAACAAGTTCCTTTGGAAAGTAAAACCATGTGCTAAGATTCTGGAAAAGAACCATTACACAAGAACAGAGATAGCACCGATTGAATTATTGGAACAGGTGTTGCATGGATTGTGTGAACGATACCCATATAAATTACAACAGATATGGACATACAGCGAAGAAAAGAAATTCAAGTTTTACCACATGGGCGTAATTCATGTTACAGATACTTATGAGTGGTTAGGAGATGTGAATGGCGTAACATTGTGGGAAGTTGTTGCAAAGGCAATTATCAAGATTTATGCGGATTTGAAGAAGGAGAAAACAGAACAATGAAACAAATAACATTCTATACAGATGGTGCTTGCAGTGGAAACCCCGGCGAGGGTGGTTGGGCATATGTAGAAGTCATTCCATGTAGTAATGGAATAAAAACAAATGTGGTAACAGGAAACAAGAAACAGACGACAAACAATGAGATGGAACTGACAGCAGTGTATATGGCGTTAGTAAAAGCCTTGAAGAACAAAACAAAACAGGTCACAGTATATTGCGACAGTGCTTATGTTGTGAACGCTATTACAAAAGGGTGGTTACAGAACTGGCATAACAATGGTTGGGTAACGAAAGAAGGAAAACCTATAAAAAACAAACATATATGGGAAAAGATGTATTTGCTTGTATATGAAAAGAAGATGAACATAACAATGGTAAAGGTCAAAGGACACAAGGGCGACCCCTTAAATGAACTTGCAGACAAAAGTGCAGTAGAAGCAAAACAAAGAATCATGGAGGGGTAAGACAATGTTGATAGCAGAGAAGATATTGGAGAAAGATTTTCAAGGGAAAACAACAAAAGAAGCGTATTTGAATTGTTGCAAATGGTTATCTACAAATGTGATTGCTGTGAACAATTCAAAACATATTACATACAGAACAGAGAAGGTTGAAACAGACGATTGGAACAGAACAGTAAGATTGACATTATATGTAACAGCAGATGAAGAGGAAATATGCGAACGGAACTGTAATATCTGTAAAGAAGTAACAGGCAGTTTCTTTATGACGCAAAACAAATATATGTGTGAGGTGTGCAAAGTGCCACCATACAGAAAGAGGTTAAAGGATAAGTTGCACTTAATCAAAGAAGGATTGAAAGGAAAGATATTGTAATGAGAAAGAGCAGAACAAAGAATAGAGGAAGAAAAGGAAACAGCATATTGATTGTGTTGTTACAAACATTCGGGGAATTGTTAGCAACCTTTAAATACGGACTAATTGAAGAATTAGACAAGGTTGCGGTAGTGTTACAGATATTGATACCGATTGTGATTGCTAGGACGGATTTAAGCACTCCTAAGATGTTGCTAGTGTCGTGTGTTCTGGTGGTATGTGTAAAGTACATTCGGGAAGTAGGGTACAAACTGAATCATGTAACAGAGAGAGGGTTTCCGATTCCATTACAGAGATTTACGGACAGAGACGAGAATGGGTTCATTAGCATAAAGGAAGAAGAAACACAAGAAGCAATGCTTTATTTGTGTGATGTAGAGGACTATTTAAAAAGCAAAGGTTGGTTATAGTATATGAGTTATGCACCATGCAAGGGATGTGGAAGAAGGACAGTAAAATGCCATGCAGAATGTGAGGAATACAGAAAGTTCCAAGAAGAAAATGAGAGGATAAAGGGAAACAGGAAGAAGGACACCATCAGCCGTTCTACCATATTCAGAGCAAATTATCATAGTTAAGTGTTGACAATCCAAACAAACTCTGTTATAATAGAATCAAAAGAAGGAGTTGTGCTTGGATTGGCACAAGTAAGTGGTAGCCTTAAATGGAAATGCCTACCAATAAAATAAATTATCACGTTGCCGCTGTGGTAGCCATATATTAGTCGTGGTACAAGAAAATGTGTAAGTATATCCGTTTGACGTAACCGAGAAACGTCATGTAACTTGTAAACATATTGATTCATAAACTAAATATTGTGATTGATTCAAGCGGCAACGTGATTCACCATATAGAGACAGTAACAGACAAGGGCAACCTTGTCTTGTTGTGTATTTAGAGAACAAATAATAAAACAAAAGGAGGATAAAACAGAACATGGGAAGAAGGAAAGGAAGAGAGGTAAAAGAAGCAAGTGAGAATCTAATACCACTGAATGAGAGAACACCAGAAGAACGAAAACGGATAGCAATGATGGGAGTTGAAGCAAGGAAGAAGAAGAAGGAACAAAACATGGCGTTACAGAATTGTATGCGTCAGTTGTTGGAGATGAAAACAAACAGCGATAAAAAGAAACAGGTGTTGCGCTCTTTTGGGTTCACAGATGAAGAACTTACGAACCGTTCTTTGTTGATGGTTGCATTGTTCCAGAAGGGATTGACAGGAGATGTTTCTGCAATCAGAGAAATTACAGACATGATGGATAAACTAGAAATGTTTGAAAACACAGGAAAGGTTACAAGCAATATCACAATCAATCTTGTTGCAAAAGGGGAAACATATCAGCCGAATGAACAGGACGAACAAGACATATGGGATGCAGAGAACAGTACAGACTGGATGGAGGACAGCGAGGACGATGAAGATTGGGGCAATGACATCTATGAAGGATAGCGGCAGGAAAGCGTCTGCTGTGAATATTCTGGAAGATAATAACCCAACCCTTAGAAGTATTCACCTTGAAGAAGAAAGCGGCTTAAAATCGAAAATAGAAGGTTACAGAAGGTTGTCTGCTATGGAGTGGATAACAGAACATACAGAACAAGATGAATTATTTTGCAAGAACATATTGACAAACATATTGGAACATGATATAATTCAAGTATAAAAGGAGTTAGAACATGAGTAGAGCAGAAATCAGAAGGGAACAAAGAGAGAAGAAGAAAGAAAACAAAACATATACCTTGACAGCAAGGGAGTTGGAACAGTTAGAACAAAGAATCAGAAGGGAAGAACAGAAAAAGGCAAAACAGGTGATTCTGGATAAGACAAATGCTTTAGCAGAACAAATACTAACAATGATGCTGGTAATTCCAACAAATGTGTTGGTGTCTGATTATTGGCAGAAGTCAGCAAAGAAGCGCATACCAAAGTTTGTAGATGATTGTATGAGCCTATATGAAGCATTTACAAGCGGTGTGGTGAAGATGTCCGAAATGGTAGCACTGACAGAAGAATATGCAGGAATCAAGTTAGTGCAGGATGAACAGTTTTCCATGTTTGCAGAAAAGGTGGGAGAACATGAAAAGTAAATTACAGAAGGACATAGACAGTTATGTAAGAAAGTATGCAAAGAAGTATAACATAACAAAAGAACAAGCACTAACACATGAAAGAGTGCAGAATGTGATTGCATGGTTAAGGTTAAGGGAAGGAGAACAGGAACATGATAAAACAGAAAGTGGAACAATATGACCTTGATGTGGTTGACTTGGAAAAGGAACTAGAAGCAGAGTTTGAAGCAGGGTGCAGGGTGGTTAGCATGATTTCTGTTACAGACAGATATGATATGCCAATCAAAGGGTTATCACAGACACATACCGTATATGTTGTATATGAGTATGAAGAAACCATAAACTATCCTAAGATGTATTCTATTAGTAGTGGTATTGCATTGCTGAAAAACAAAGATGTGAAGATTTACAGAACATTAATGTTTGAGCATGTAAAGGGAAGAAGGGACGAAAACGTATATTATACCTATCTGCCGAATGAAAGAACAAAAGAGTATAAAGACATCATGGAGTATTGTTATTTGAATAACATAACATTGTTTGAGGTGAAAGCAAATGGAAACTGATGCAGAATTAAAACAAATACAGATAGATAAATACACAAGGAAGCAAGCAGAACAATTCGGGATTGAAAACAGATTATTACAGTGTACAGAAGAATGTGGAGAACTCATACAAGCGTTAAGCAAGTATCAGAGAATCTTACAGGGAGATAAAACATGCCAGACAGATATGTGTCATGCAGAATATATGATAACAGACGAGATTGCAGATGTGGAACTTCTGTTAGAACAAATCAAGTACCTATTAGGAAACGAAAGGGAAGTCAGAGAAAGGAAACTATATAAATTTGAAAGGACAGAACAAAGATTATTAGAATAGGAGAACAAAATAAATGGCAATTTATAAAAAGAAACCAGTAGAAATAGAAGCAGTTCAATGGACAGGATTAAACCATAGAGAAATGTTTGATTTTCTAACAAATGGACAATTCCAAGATTGTTATATGACAACATTTGGAGAAAATTTCTATATTGACCATAACAAAGTCCGTGGAGGTTTAGTTATTAAAACGTTAGAAGGGGAGCATATTGCATCTATTGGCGATTATATCATTAAGGGAGTACATGGAGAGTTCTATCCTTGTAAGCCAGATATATTTGAAAAGACATATGAATCAGTAGAACAAAACAGAACAGAACATACCATTTAAAACAAAGACAGAACAAAGAATATAGAAAGGGGCATAGAATACATGGGAACAAAAGCAAGTGGTATTAAGGTAACATACAGAAACATTAGAGAGTTAAAACCATACAAGAAGAACGCAAAGAAACATCCGAAAGAACAGGTTGAAAGAATTATGAACAGTATTAAGCAGTTTGGGTTCTTTGAACACAGAGCAGTAGCAATTGATAAAGATGATTATGTTGTGGAAGGTCATGGAAGAATCCTTGCGGCAAAGAAAGCAGGACTAACACAAGTGCCTACAATCTGTCTGGATGATATGACAGAGGAACAAATCAAGGCTTGGCGTTTGATTGAAAACAAAACAGCAGAATCAAGTTATGACGAAACATTGATAAGCAAAGAGATTGAAGAATTGTTACAATCAGATATAGACATGGAAGCATTTGGATTTAGTGTGGATATTCTGGAAGATGAAACAATAGAGGTAGAACCAGATGTACCTTTTACAGAGATACTCAACGAAGAAAACAATTATATTGTGTTAAAGTTCAACAATAAGATTGATTGGCTCAATGCTATGGGGTTGTTTGGAATCGAGAAAGCAAAAGCATACCCTACAAGGAAAGAAGGAAATAAAAAGTCATTCGGTATGAGAGCAGGAGTAGGAAGGGTGCTAGATGGACAGAAAGCGTTAGAAAGGGTGCAAGGTAATGAAGTATAAGGGAAAAGAAATCATTGTTGCTTGTCCGTCTTATAAACGGTATAAGGTGGAGACATTAAGTTACATTCCTTTCTGTAAGGTTTATGTTGCGCCAGAAGAATATGAAGCATATTTAGAGTTCAACCCGAAACATACAGAAAATATTGTGAAGTGTCCGAAGGGTGTACAAGGAAATCTGTGCAGAGTTCGTAACTATATCCTTGACACAGAGTTTGAACATGGTGCAGATATTGTTCTGCTGATTGATGATGATTTACGAGCAATCGAACATTTTGAAATGTCAGAGGATGGAACACACGCATACGAAAAAGTCAAGGTAAAATCAGATGAACTACTAGACTTTATATATAGATATTCTCTATTATGTTATGATTGGGGTTTTCGCTTTTGGGGATTGAATTGTAACAGCGATACAATGTCCTATCGGCAGTATTCCCCATTCAGCACTACATCCTATATAGGTGGTCCGTTCCAGTGTTTCTTAAAGGGGAACGAATTAAGGTATGATGAAAGACTTCCGTTAAAAGAAGATTATGACATGACATTACAGAACATGAATCTGTACAGAGGGGCATTGAGGTTAAACAAATACCATTATGTTTGTAGACAGTCAGAACAAAAGGGCGGTTGTGCAATGTACCGTAACATGGAAAGGGAAAAGGAACAGTTTGAGTTGTTGCGTAAGAAGTGGGGCAGTAACATTGTAAGGCTGGACACATCAAACAAAGGAAGGTCAAGAAAGAACAGAAAGTACATTGACTACAATCCGATTATCAAGATACCCATTAAGGGAATCTAAGAGGAAGGGGCAGAACATTGTTTCTGTCCTTTTTATTTTGTTTGAAAAAGTTTTACAAAACGTATTGACTTTGTGCTATGTTGTGATATAATAGAATCATCAAAGGAAAGGAAACATGATGTTGAGGACGACATGTGGTGCTGGTTCAATAGCCATCCGCTGGAGTACAATCCGATAGAAAGAAAACAAACATAGAAGGAGGACATTACATTGAATGACACACAGAGGAATTATGAAACACTGTTAGAAGCAATCAAAACAAATGACATTGGTGCAGAAGAGTTGTTGGACGCATTTACCAATTGGCATGGATTACAGTTAATTGATGATGATTTCATAGAATTTCTGGAAGATGAAGAAATCATATAAAAGCGTGTTGACAAGAACAGTACATTGTGTTATGATGGAATCAAGATAAAGGAAAACAAATAATACTTGGCTGTTGCATTTGAGACTTGCTCTTGTGGGAATGGTTAAGCACTGAACAGGAAATGAAGGAGAATGGAACATGGCAGATTATTTATTGGCAAGTGACAAAGTGGATAGCATGAAGAGAGAAGCGGAACAGAAGTACAAGAAGTACGAAGAACAATTGTTGAAGTATGCAAAGCGTGACCTTATGAAATATACAGAGGTTATGGCAGAGTGTACAGGGTATCTGAAAGCACTTGCTGATTTGGATTTGTTGGATGATTTTGGTGAATCACTAAACAGAATGACAGAACATGTAATTGAAGAACAAAGGAGGTGATACAGTGAAGGTGATAGACCTTGAAACAATTGAACCAGAGGAAGTCAGACAGAAGATACAGAATATTACAGATACAGTAAGCAGAGAATTGAGAGTGTACAGAGCGAGGGTTCGTGTGGAAGAAGGAGTAACAGAGAACAGATATGTTCTGACATTTCACTTTGAAAACAATTACAATTATTCTAGGGTGTTTACCATGAACGAATTGCTTAATGATTTTAGATATTTCCAATGGCAGACAATTGGGAAAGAATTGATACAGGAAATAAAGAGACAGTTTCTTGTAGAAAGGCGATTGACATTCCGATAATGGTGTGTTAATATAAAAGAGTAAACAGAGTAAGTTCAGAAAGGAGAACAAAACATGAGTGAGAACAAAGGGAACAAATTAGTTGTGGACGACATTGAGGTTATCGTAAGAGGTATTGCGAACAAACCGTATTATGAGATTAAGTACAGAGAAGTCGGGAACGATGATTATAACATCGGCTTTGGTTCGTATGATTTAAACAATGTCCTCAAGTGGAAAGAGGAAGAATTTGAGGTTGTTTCCGAGAAAGTGGAGAAAGAAACAAAGGAAGTAACAAACAAGATGTTGCTAGAACATCTGAAAGAAATCGAGATTGCACATGGTTGTCTTGCAAATGGAATCAACACACTGTTCAGTGTTATGAGTGAAAGAAAGGAACAGTTAAAGTTAAGCAGGGGCGAAGCGGAAATGATTGAACATGGACAGATTGCACTCGCTTGTCTCACAGACCGCATGGCTAATATTTCTGGATGGCTAATATTTCTGGAATGAATGAGAGAGGAAAGAGACATGCGGCAGAGGTTCATGTGGTAGGAAAAGAAGATGTTGAAGGTTTCCTCGATTTTCTGAAAGAAATTTTAAGTTAAGCCTTGACGAACAACAATTGAATATGGTATAATATGATAAACAAAACAGATAAGGTTCGGCGTACATCAGATTATGTACATTTGCCACTTATCTGTTTTGTGCATATTAAAACAAAGGAGCAAACAAACATGGATGTGAACATTGAAGTGTCAAACAGATTTGCTTCTTTTCTAACCGATTGGGATTATGAACAATACCTGTTATTGGGTGGGTATGGTAGCGGAAAGAGTTACCATGTAGCATTGAAGATTATACTAAAACTTCTGGAAGAAAAACGAACAGCATTGGTGGTAAGACAAGTGCGTGAAACAATCAAAGAATCTTGTTTCGCATTGTTTAAAGAAATCCTTGACAAGATGGGTTTGTTATCAGATGAAGCGGTAAGGAACAATCACAGACCAAAAGGGGACAAAGTGGTTGCGATTTCTAGTCCTTTGGAAATCCGTTTTCCGAATGGTTCAAGAATCATATTCCGAGGAATGGATAATACGGAGAAAATTAAGTCCATTCACGGTGTCAGCATTGTTTGGATGGAAGAATGTAGCGAAATCCGTTATGAAGCATATACCGAGTTGCTAGGGCGTATCAGAGAGCCTAAAGTGACGTTGCATTTTATCTTAACAACAAATCCTGTCGGCAAGGAAAATTGGGTATACAATACTTTTTTTGTGCATACAGATGATAAAGGAAGAGAGAGAACAATACAAAGTCCAGAAGAGTTTTACAGACGTAGAACATTGGTGAACAAAAAGAATGGTGTTTATTATCATCACAGCCTACCAGATGATAACCCATTCCTGCCTGTTTCGTACATTCGCCGTCTGGATGGATTGAAGAGAACAGACAAACAATTGTGGGTTGTTGCAAGGTGGGGAAGGTTTGGAGCGAATGGAACAAGGGTACTTCCGAACTTTGTTGTTGCGAAGGACAGCAGAGAGTTCAAACGGAAGGTGAACAGTATTTCTGCACAATTTCATTTCTTCGGACTTGACTTTGGTTTTGAAGAGAGTTACAATGCGCTTATCAGTTGTTGTGTTGATGATGCAAACAAAGTGCTGTACATTTATGATGAAGTGTACATGAATCAGATAACAGATGATAGATTCTCACAGAGACAAGATGTTCGTGCAGTAGCGGAGAGGGCAGGAAGGTGTGAGAAGCCAATCTGTGCAGATTCAGCAGAACCTAAAACAATTCAGTTTTACAGACAGCAAGGGTACAACATGTATGGAGCGAAAAAGTACATTGGAAGTCGTTTACAGAACACAAAGAAGATGAAACGATTTAACAAGATAGTTTGTTCCCCTAGATGTAAGAACACAATCCGAGAGTTGAAAGACCTTACATATAAGAGGGATTCAAGGGGTAATGCAATCTATGATGAATTTAACATTGACCCGCATACATTTTCTGCATTGTGGTATGCGTTGGACACATATACCGTTGCAGATGTGAAGGAGATTAAAACAAACAGTAAAGCAGGATAATGTTTCATGTGAAACGTGGAAAGGAGAACAGAGAGAGAATGAACACATTGAGAAGTAAAACAAAACAAGTAAAAGATATCAGAGATTTACAAAAACAGAGTTTGGAGAAATCAACAGATGATTACATGGTGGGGTTATATAATGGGTTAGAGATGGCAACAGCGATTCTGGAGGGAAGAGAGCCAGAGTTCCTAACCTGTGTAAAAGAACCACCAGTGATAGAGAATGAAGAAGAACAGACAGGACGAACAGTAGCAAATGGGATTCGTAGGAGGTAAGAAGATGTGCAAGAAATATTGCTAGATACATACACAATAGCATTGCCCATCATACTTGGCTATATAGTCTGGTTATTAAAACAAACAAACAAAAAGAGAGATGCAAACACAAGGGGAACAATGTTGTTGTTAAGGGTTCAATTAATAGAATACCATGACAAGTATTGTGCTATGGGAATCATACCATCGTATGCCTACCAAAATTTTTGTGAAATGTTTGAAGCATACAGAGCGTTGGGTGGGAATGGAATGATTTTAAAGATGAAAAAGGAAGTCGACGAATTGGAAATAAGAAAGAAAGGATATGAACACGATGTTTAAAAACAATGTATTTAATGTATCAGTAGATACAAAAAAGTGGTTGAAGAAAGCGGTAGTAAGAGCAGTTAAAACAATGGCACAGACTTTTGTTGCAACAGTTGGAACGGCTACTGTTATGGGTGCAGTAGATTGGAAGATGGTACTTTCTGCTTCTGTTTTGGCTGGTATTCTTTCCATAGCAACCAGTGTTGCAGGAATACCAGAAGTTGAAGCAGAAGAGTAGAACAAACAAAACAAGGAGGAACAAAACAAATGGCACATTTATATGTGATTGCAGGACATGGTGCAGGGGATTCTGGTGCAGTTGGGAATGGATATACCGAGGCAGAAAGGGTTCGTGCATTGGCAAGTAAAATCAAACAGTTAGGGGGAGACAATGTTACACTTGGGGATATGAACAGAAATTATTATGCGGACAATGGCATTAGTTCTCTGAACATTCCGAAAGATTGGTGTATCATTGAGTTGCACATGGACAGTAATCCGTCTGCAAGTCCGAGGGGCGGTCATGTGATTATCAAGGGAACATTTAGTCCAGATTCACATGACCTTGCGCTCGCTAGTTTTGTTAGTGCAATGTTCCCCGGAAGGGCAAACAGTATTATTGGAAGAAACGACCTTGCAAACCCGAATAGGGCGGCGGCAAAGGGATATAATTACAGATTGGTAGAATTTGGTTTTATTTCAAATGCAACGGATGTATCAATCTTTAATAGCAATCTGGATGCGATTGCGAGGGGTGTTCTGTCATGTTTCGGAATCAATACGAACAAAGAAAAATGGGTGCTTGACAATGTTGGTTGGTGGTATCAGAGAGCAGACGGAAGTTATCCAAAATCACAGTGGCTTCTGTTGGATTGCTATTACTATTTCAATGACAAAGGATATGCACTTGCAAATGAGTGGTTAAGTTATGGCGGCAATTGGTATTGGCTGAAAGATGATTGCAGGATGGCGACAGGATGGCAGTACATTGACAAACATTGGTATTATCTGAATCCGACAGGGACAAAGAACAAACCAGTTGGTGCAATGTTGGATGGCTGGCAGTTCATCAATGGACAATGGTACTATCTTAGAACAAAAGCAGATGGAGAACATCCGCATGGTTCGATGGTTGAAGGTTCTGTCACAGTTGGAGAATATGACTATTATTGCAGAGAAGCAGGAACAGACAAGAACTATCCGACAGGCAGTATGTTGATGGGATGGAGAAAGGTAACAGAAACAGCAGAAGATGAAACAAAGAAAACAAAATGGTTCTGGTATAACAAAGACAGCAATTGTCAGCCTATCGGAAGTATGTTAAAGAATCATTGGATTACAACATCAAATGGCAAAAAGTATTATTTAAAAGATGATGGTGTTATGGCTTGTGATGAAACAATGACAATCAGCGGAAAAGAATACACATTCGATGCAAGCGGAGCATTGGTATAAGGGAATGGCGGCAATAAAGCCGCCTTTTCTTGTTGACAGGACAAAAATGTTATGTTAGAATAAAAGAAAAAGAAAGGAGGGAGAACCTTTGGCAGAGAAGAAACAGTACAATGTTGAAGTGACAAGGGCGTTGGCAAGTTTCCCCTATTTTGTGTTAAAGAATGAGGTTACAACAGGCTACAATCTATATACTAAAGAATTGTTGGAAATCAAACAAAACTATCTGGACTATAAAAAGGGTGCAGAGTTCTACACAGAGGGTAGCAGTGGAGATTATCAACCGTCAAACATTCGGTTCAAGATTGCGAAAACATTGATTGACAAAGAAGCGAGATTCATGTTTTCACAGACACCAGATGTAACAATACAATCTGTTGATACAAACGAAGAACAGATGAAACAGGTGGAACAGTACCAGACATTGATTGACAAAGTTTTGAAGGACAAAAAGAACAATTTTTCAAGGACATTGTTACAGAGTGCAAAAGATTGTTTTATTGGGAAGCGTGTTGCATGTCTTGTGGATTTTTCCGAAGAGGATGGCATACAGACACATTTCTATAACAGTTTACAGTTCTATTATGAAACAGAGTATGGCTCTGACAGGTTGACGAAGTTTATCAGTTTTGAAAATGTGAATCAAACAAAATCAACACAGCAGAGGTTGTATCTTGTAAACAGGTATGAGGAAAGGGACGGAACAATTTATATGAGTTCTATCCTTTATAATGGAACTGGAAAGGAACAGGAACAGGTTATACCAGAACAGGAAATTGAGTTAGATTACATTCCTGCGGTTGTGATTATCAATGATGGAACATTAGAGGACAAAAGAGGTGTTTCGGAGATTGAGAGCCTTACAGAATATGAATCTGGTTACAGCAGACTAGGGAATGGAGATATTGACAGTGAGCGTAAGGGAATGAACCCAATCCGTTATACTGTGGATATGAACTCACAGACAACAAAGAATCTTAGTTCTGGTGCTGGTGCTTATTGGGATTTGAAATCAGAACAAAACCAGAACAATGTTTCGCCACAGGTGGGAACACTAGCACCGAGTATGAATCATACAGAACCAGTGAAGGTTACGCTTGACCGATTGAAAACAACCATGTACAATGAAATTGATATGCCAAACATATCAGAAGAAACAATGGCAGGAACAATCACAAGCGGAAAGGCATTGAAAGCGTTATATTATCCGTTACAGGTTCGGTGTGATGAAAAACTAAAGGCGTGGAAACCTGCGATAGAGTTTATTGCAGAAGCAATCATTGACCTTGCTGTGTTAAACAAAGCAGAAGTGATTTCCATGTATGTTCTTACAAGTCTGGATGAAGTACAGTACAACATTGAAGTGATGGAGAATTATGCACTTGCAGAAGATGAAGAAGAAGAGAAGAACTCAGACCTTGCGGAGATTGCGGCAAATGCACGAAGCAGGAAGTCTTACATTAAGAAGTGGAGACGGTCAGAGTTCAAAACAGATGCACAGATTGATGAAGAGTTGATGCAGATAGCAATTGAAAACAATATGTTTGATTCTATGAGTATGAACACACAGGTACAGACAGAATTGAGCAGACGTGGAGTATCTGAAAAGGTTGACGACAATCTGGAAGTGATTGACACACAGAAAACATTGGAAGAAACACAAGCAATTGAAGAATAGTTGTTGACATTCTTTGCAGATGTGGTATAATTGAAGTATAAAAACAAGGCGGTGAAGTATGGCAAAACAAAAGTTCAGTTTGAAAAATGCAGAACAGGTCAGACAAACAACCACCATGTCACAACAGAAAGAAATCAAAAGGTTATATGAACAGTTATACCAAGATGTGACAAGGAAGGTTGGACAATTAGGAAACAACAATTTACAGAAACAAAACTTGATATTGTTACAGCGTGATATAAAGAATAGGATTGCACAGTTGAACATTGATATACAGAATGGAATCATCCGAGATATGCGGATAGTTTCCAATGAAGTTGTGGAAGATACAAGAACATTTCTAAAACAATGTGGTTTTCGTGATGAAGATATACACAATGCGTTTAGTTATGTTCCAGACCAGATTATCAGAAATATCACAAGCGGAAATGTGTATCAAGATGGGTGGACATTAAGCGGAGCAATATGGGGATATAACAAAAGAACACAGGAAGATTTGAGCAAGATTATATCCATCGGAACAGCACAAGGGAAGTCAGCAATTGAGATAGCGAAAGAGTTAGAACAGTATGTTGACCCCAGTGCTAGGAAAACTGCTAAAACAATTCATTCATGGAGATATGACAAAGCAGGAAACAAAATAAAAGACAGTGTATATTTTGGAAAGATTGATTACAATGCGTTACGTTTGGCAAGAACATTGATAAGTCATGCGTACCAACAAAGTTTTGAGAATGTAAACAGAAATGACCCTTTTGTTGTTGGGTATCGGTGGTTGACTTCTAATTTTCATGGAAGGGTGTGCGAGATATGCAGAGCAAGGGCAGAAACAGACCAGTTTGGTTTGGGTGTGGGAGTGTTCCCAAAAGACCAACTACCATTAGATCATCCGAATGGGATGTGTACATTTGAAGCGGTGATACCAGACAGTATGACAGATATAGCGAGAAAGATTGGACAGTGGTATCAAGCACCAATAGGAACATATCCAGACATAGATAGATATGCGTTGGATTTTGTTGCATAACAAAGAAAGAGAGAACAGAAAGGAGAACAAACAGGTGAAAGTCCAGAGAGTTTGCAGAAAGTGTGGAGAGGTCAACGAGATTGATTCTAGCAATTTGATTCGTGCAGATGTGTATGATGAAGAAGGAACATACTATAAAATCATGTATTGTGATTGCAAGCGTTGTGGAGAGCGTGACGTGGTGCAGATTGACAACACAGAGACATTAGGAATGTTCCGAAAGTTGAAGGATTTGACAATCAAGGTTGCGAGAAAGAATGTGAAGGGTGAAACAGTTAGTCCGAAGGATGTTCGCAAAAAAGACAAGTGGATGAAGGAATTACGAAAGAAAAGGGAAGATTTGAATGAACTGTGTAGCGGCAAAAAATTATTTGATGAAAATAAAAAAGTTGTGGTTGAACAGTTGACATTCCAAAAGGTTGGTGATATAATTGAAAGTAACTTGTGATAGATGTCATAAGGAATTTGACAACATATTGAAGGAGAAGGAAAAACAGATTGATGGACAGTGTATCATTAGAACGTATCTGGAATGTCCGCATTGTGGAGAACAGTACGATGTTTGTTATGATAGTCAGTCCACGTTGGTTTTAAAGAAACAAATTCGCAGACACACAGCAATGTTGGGAACAATCAGAGATGAACACCAATACAGGAGAAAGTTAAAAGGCATTGAGAAGAAACAAAAACGGTTAGAAAGAGAAATGAAAATCTTGCAGACAAAGTATTGCAAATATTTTGAAGAAGAAGTAAAGGAGAATTGAACATGGCAGAAGAAGTAAAGGGAACAGGAACAGAAGGACAGCAGGGAACAGAAGGAACACAGAATCAGCAGACACAGCAGAGTGCAAAACAGCAGACAACGGAAACACAGAAACAGGAAACAGAGCAGAAAGTCGATGTTGAAAAAGTAAAAAGTGAAGCGTTGTCTGGATTTCTGAAAGACCTCGGAGTTGAGGACGCAGATGCTTTGAAAGGGATTGTAACAAAACACAAGGAAACGGAAGAAGCAAACAAAACAGAGTTACAGAAGAAGGAAGATGCTCTGACAGAGACAACAAAGGAACTTGCAAGAGAACGTGAGGGAAGAATCCTTGCAGAAGCAAAGTTATCAGCAGTTCAGTTAGGAGCAAAACCAGAGTTGGTAGACGACCTTGTGGTTGTTGCAAAAGCAAAGGTAACAAAGGACAAGGACATCAATGCTGTAATTGCAGAAATCAAAGACAGCACATCTGGAAAGGTGTATTTCAAGTCTGACGAAGAAGAGGAAGAAGAAGCAGGAAAGAACAAAACAAAAGGAAAGACAGTTACCAGAGCAAGGGTAACAAAACCTTCTGAAAAGTCCAAAGGAAAGGAAGAGGAAGAAGGAAAGAAAGAAGAACACAAAGGCTCTATGGCTGAACGTCTGTTGGCAGGACGGAAGGAAAAGAAAAGCCATTATTTCAAATAGGAGGTAAAACAAATGCTGAATAACACAGGTATTAAGAAAGAGACATATGGCTCTGGAAAACAGATTCTTTTTGCTGTGGAACACCAAGTTTCAATGGGAATTGTTGTTGACCAGAGTGTAGGAGTAACAGAGGGAACAAAGAAGATTGCAAAGGCAGGAACACCGCTTACTGGAAATCTTGATGCAAGAGGAACAGCGTTTACAGCGGCTACAACTTCAACTGATTCAAATGCAGTAGGAATTTTGTTACATGATGTTGATGTTACTGTGGATGATAACAACGGAGCAATTCTTCTGTTTGGTTTCGTGAACACAAACATGATTGATGGTACAACAAAAGCGAAGATTACCGCAGATGTAAAAAAGGCATTGCCTATGATTAAGTTTGCGGCTTGCTAAAACAAAGAAAGGGGAAACAAAACAATGAGTATTTACGATTTAATTATCAGCGAAGAGATTGTTGCGTATTGGGAACTGCTTACACAGGAGAGAGAGCCATACATGGGCGAAGAGTTGTTTCCAGACGACAAGAAGTTAGGGCTTGACCTTAAATGGTTAAAGGGTTCAAATGGGCTTCCTGTTGTTCTGAAAGCGTCTGCATTTGATGTTGCGGCTATTCCTCGTCCGAGAATCGGTTTCGAGAAGTTAAGCGCACAGATGCCGTTTTTCAAGGAATCAAAGTACATTGATGAAGAGTTAAGGCAGGAACTTAACAAGGTTATCGAGAGTAACAATCAAGCGTACATTGACGCAGTAGTAAACAGAATCTTCAATGACGAAATGGATTTATTAGAGGGTGCGGCGGCGCAGAGAGAGCGTATGCGTATGATGGCACTTACGACAGGAACAATTGTTATGGAAGGAAACGGACAGGTATATGAGTATGATTACCAGATGCCAGAGAACCACAAAACAACTGTAACAAAGTCATGGAGTGACCCGACAGCAACAATTATGGAGGACATTCGGAAAGGAATCCAGCAGATTGTTGATGATACAGGAGTGACACCAGAGAGAGCAACATGTTCTTCCAAAGTGTTTGGATATTTCCGTATTAACAATGAGATTAAGGCTTCCATCATGGTACTCACAGATGGTGCAGGGTTTATCTCTGATGCAAAAATCAAACAGTACATTGCGGATGAACTTGGTTTACAGATTGTTGTAAATGACAAGCGTTACAAAGATGAAACAGGAACAGCGCAGAGATATGTTGCAGATGATGTGTTTGTTATGTTCCCGTCTGGACAGTTAGGCAACACATGGTTCGGAACAACACCAGAAGAATCTGACCTTATGACAGGAAGTGTTGCAAATGTAACAATCACAGACACAGGTGTAGCGGTAACAACCATTCAGAAAGCAGACCCAGTAACAGTTGAAACAAAAGTAACTATGATTTGTCTGCCAGACTTCCCAACAGCAGACCAAGTTTATATTCTGGATGTAATTGCGTAAGGGAGGAAAGTAACATGGCAATGGTAACAGCAAAAAGAGGACAGCATGTTGTGAAGGTGAGCAAACATTCTTATGAAACACTGTTCCGTAACAAAGGGTACAGGATTGTTGGAGAGGAAGAAGCGAAACCAGAAACAGACATGATTGACACAGGAGAGTTTGAGGAAGAAGCGGAAGAAGTACATGAGGTTGAAACAATTCCGATTTCAGAGATGAACAAAGAGCAGTTAGCAGAGTATGCGAAAGAACATGACATTGACACATCTGGTGCAAGAAATGTTCGTGAAGCGAGACAGATTATCCAGAAAGCAATCAGAGAAGCAAAGATGTAGGCAGAGGGGAAGTGAACAGATTGGATGATAACAAAAAGTTAGAACAACTGAAATTCAATTTAAGGGAAAAACAGATTCCTTATTTTGAAGATTCGGAACTACAAGCATTGTTAGACAACAATGGTGGAGATGTGAACAAAGCGAGTTATGAAGGTCTGATTATAAAGGCTGAAACAACAGGTTTGAGCGTTAGCGGATTGACTACGCAGGACAGTTCCAGTTATTTCAAGATGTTGGCTTCCCGATATGTTTCTACGAACAGTGGGGTGCTGACATAATGAATGAAGCAAGAATGAAGATGGAACTCCACAAGGTTTTGAGAGAGATACAGATACATGGAACAGAGTATACATTCTTACGAAAGAGCGTAGATGGATATGGAGAACCTACAAAAGAAGAACCAAAACAAGTCGTAAAGGTTCAAGGGTTGTTCCATGTATCAAAGGGGTACATTACACAGAACATACAGGATGGAACAAAGACACACAGCAAAGGACAGCCAATGCTGATGGTAGCGTATGAGAACACAGGAGAGATACAAACGGATGATTTTTTCATAATAAATGGAAACACATACAAAGTTGTGGAGAAGAACAACATACAGGAATATAACATAGTAACAGACATTTCATTGGAGTTGGTTTTAAATGGCAGGAATTAAGATTGATGCTTCAAAGTTGTTGGCAAATCTGGAAAATGCAGAAACAAAGTCACAGGTTGCAATTCGTATGTTTGCACAGGAGGGTGCAAAGAAGTTTGAGAACTATGCAAAAACACACAGACCTTGGACAGACAGAACAGGACATGCGAGACAGAGATTGACAGGTTGGGTGGAAGTGTTAGCAAACAAAGTACGAATCCATATCGGACATGGTGTTGATTATGGTGTATATTTAGAGTTGTGCCATGAAAAGAGGTTCGCAATCTTACAGCCAACAGTAAACGCTTTGTCCAAAGAAGTGCTAGAAGGGTATGAGGAATTAATGAGGTACATGAAACCATGAGCAGTATTTTAAAAACAGTTTATGATGTGCTAAAGAAAGATGGAAAAACAGATGTATTCTTCCCTTCACAGCATAAGGGGGAGTGTTTGAAAGAATACATTGTTGTAAAGTCAGATGGAACAATTGAAGAAACAACAGTGTCAAGTGAAAGACCAATCTATACATTGTTATGTTATGTTCCACAAGATGAATACAGCAGATTGGAAACCTTTGTTGCGGAAACAAAACAAAAAATGAAAGAAGTGTTCCCCCTTGTAATGTACATCGGAAATGAAACACCAAGTTTCTATGATGATACTGTAAAGGCTCACATGATAAGTTTCCAATATCAAGGGTGCAGAAAAATAGAAAATTGGTAAGGAGGTAGAACAAATGCCTAGAACAAAAAAGAAAGCGGTCGGGATTCCTACCATTGATGTTTCGCTTGTTGTTGTAAGAACAGGAACAGAAGATGATGGGTTAGAAATCGCAGTTGACACAGCGAACAAAATCGGAGTAGAACCGCAGACAGAAACAACGGATGCTGTAAAGTTGGTAAAACTCGGCAGATTGTTAGCACAGAAGCCGTCAGAGACAACAATTACAGGACATCAGATTACATTAACAGACAATGTGTTCATTCCAGAACTCGTTCAGATTTTTCAAGGTGGAACAATCGAAGGAGAAGGAGACACACTTGTTTACAAACCGCCAGTTGCAGGAAGTGCAGAGAAAGGGCAGGTATTTGAACTTGACGCATATTCAGCAGAGTATGATGCAAGTGGACAGATTGTGAAGTATGAAAAGATTACATATCCGAATTGTCAAGGAACGCCAATCACAATTAACACAGAAGATGGTGTTTTCAGACTTCCAGAATATGTTATCAATTCAGCACCGAAAACAGGAGAAGCACCGTACACGATTAGTTATGTGAAAGCGTTACCGTCTTTTCCTAGTTCCTCTTCCGTAAATACCGCAAGTGTTATGGCGTTGTCAGACAGTGAAGGGGATAGCGGAACTGCTCTTGTGAGTGGGGATGCAGAAACAGGTCTGACGAAGAGTGAGAGTACAACAGAAATCGAAACAAAGTAGAACAAAGAGTAAAAGGAGAATAAGAACATGGCAGGAACAAAAACGAAAAAAGCAACAGTAGCAACCGTAACATCAATTGAGGAATTGAAACAGTATTCCAACGGAACATTGGTAGAACTTCCTTGCTTTGCAGAAGGTCAGCCTTTTGTTGCGAGATTGAAAAGACCTTCCCTTCTTGGAATGGTGAAACAGGGAAAGATACCAAACACATTGCTTGTTCGTGCAAATGAATTGTTTGTACAGGATGGAACAGGGTTTGACCCCGATGAAGAAAACATGATGGCACAAATGTTTGATGTGTTGGAGTTGATGGCACAGGAAACATTTGTAGAACCTACATATTCAGAAATCAAAGATGCAGGAATCGAGTTGACGGACGAACAGATGATGTTCATTTTCAACTATGCACAGCAGGGGGTAAAGGCATTAGAATCCTTTCGTACAGAGTAGGAAAATAGAGAGCGTCCTCGCTATGTCAAAGCAGTATGGCTGTCTGCCTAGTGTTATTCTAGGGATAGAGGATAGTTATACTGCTTTTTGTTTTAATGAAGCATGTTGCGAGATTCTAGCGAGGTTGCAGAACGATGAAAAACCCTATTACATAGAACAGAGAGAACAAGCGGAAGAACCAAAACATTACAGTAATTTCAAAGATTTTTACAAAGCGTATGGAGGGTAAACATGGCAGTTAATATGGGAACTGCTATTGCATACCTTGAACTCGATACCTCAAAGTTTTCAAAGGGGTTTGTTTCCGCTTATAATGATTTAAAGGTATTCGGGGACAAGTCAGCAACAGCAGAACAAAAGTTGAACGGTTTGTCGAGTGCCTTTAAAACAACAGGAGGTTTGTTATCGAAGAACGTAACATTACCGATTGTTGGAGTTGGTGCGGCGGCAGTGAAAACAGCAACAGACTTTGAAGCAGGAATGTCAGAGGTCAAGGCGATTTCTGGTGCTACTGGTTCAGAGTTTGATGCGTTAAGAGACAAAGCGATTGAGATGGGTGCTAAAACAAAGTTCTCTGCAAGTGATTCAGCAGACGCATTTAAGTACATGGCTATGGCTGGTTGGGATGCGTCACAAATGATGGATGGTATTGCAGGAATCATGGACTTAGCGGCGGCATCTGGTGAGGATTTGGCAACAACATCTGATATTGTTACAGACGCATTGACAGCGTTTGGTTTACAGGCAAGTGATTCAGCGCATTTTGCAGATGTTCTTGCACAAGCAAGTTCCAAGTCAAACACAAATGTTGGTTTGATGGGGGAAACATTCAAGTATGTTGCGCCAGTGGCAGGGGCGTTAGGTTACAGCATAGAGGACACAGCGGTTGCTATTGGATTGATGGCAAACAGTGGAATCAAGGGAAGTCAAGCAGGAACAGCGTTACGTTCTACCATAACAAGGTTGGCAAAACCTGTTGGAGAAGCGAAGGACGCAGTAGAAGAACTTGGAATCAGTATAACAAATGCAGATGGAACAATGAAACCGTTGAGCCAAACAATGGTGGAGTTGAGAGAGAAGTTTGCAGGATTGACAGAAGAACAAAAAGCGCAGTATGCGGCTATGTTGGCAGGACAAGAGGGAATGTCTGGATTGTTGGCAATCGTTAATGCTTCGGATGAAGATTTCCAGAAATTAACAGACGAGATAAACAATGCGAATGGTGCGGCAGAGGACATGGCATCTGTTATGATGGATAACACAGCAGGTGCAGTAGAACAATTAAAAGGTGCGTTAGAATCAGCAGGGATTCTGATAGGAGAAAAACTTACACCGTATATCAGAAAGTTAGCAGAGTGGATAACAGGACTTGTGGAGAAGTTCAACAGTTTGTCGGAAGAAGAACAAGACCAAATTGTTAAGTTTGGATTGATACTTGCGGCAATAGGTCCAGTGTTATTGATTCTTGCAAAAGTGATTTCAGTTGTTTCAACAGTAGTAAAAGCATTTAAGTTGTTCGGAACAACAATGACAACAGTTAAAACAAGTATTGATTTGGTAAAGGCAGGATATACTGGACTTGCTACACAGATGGGTGGAATCCCAAAACTTGTTGCAGGAATCTCAACAGGGTTTGGTGGAATGTTAGCACCGATAGCGGCAGTGATAGCGATTGTTGCTGTTTTGGTTGGAGCATTTGTTACGTTGTGGAAAACAAACGAAGAGTTCAGAGACAACATGGTTGGAATCTGGAACAGTATCAAGGAATCTATCAACAATTTCTTTGATGGAGTTGTGGAGAGAATCAATGCACTTGGTTTTGATTTTGAGAACATAACGGAAGTAATTAAAACAGTGTGGTTTGCTTTGTGTGATGTTCTTGCTCCTGTGTTTGAAGGTGCTTTTAACACAATTGCAATTGTTTTAGATGGGGTATTCAACCAAATACTGTCTGTGATGGACATTTTCATTGGATTGTTTACAGGAAATTGGGAACAGTTAGGGGAAGGCGTAAAAGGGGTTGTTTCTGGAATCGTTGAAACATTTGCAAACCTCGGAAGTAACATCCTCGGTGTGATTGGAGATATTGGAGCAGAGATACTGAACAAACTTGGATTTGAAAAGGCGGCAGAAGGATTTCAGAACTTTTTCGATACATTGTCTGATTTGTTCGGGCAGATACCAGAGTTATTATCCAGTGCAATTGACACAATTGTTTCGTTCTTTACTGAAACAATACCAAACGCATTTAACAGCGCAATTGAAGCGGTACAAGGGTTTGTTGATAACATCATAGAGTTCTTTACCGTAACAGTTCCAGAAGCATTTAGTACATTTGTAAATGAAACAATACCAAACGCAATCAATAGTATTGTGCAGTGGTTTGAACAATTACCATATATGATAGGGTATGCAATCGGAGAATTGATTGGATACTTCTATTTGTTTGCAACAAATCTGTGGACATGGATAACAACAGAACTTCCTTTGATTATAGAAGGTATTATACAATGGTTTGCACAGTTGCCTAGCAGGATTTGGGAATGGCTGACAGGAGTGGTAACAAATGTTATCAATTGGGGCGTTGAGATGTATAACAATGCTGTGTTGGCGGCTTCAAACTTCGTAAACGGCGCAATAGAATGGATTTCACAGTTACCTAGTAGAATATGGGCGTGGCTCACTTCTACGGTGTCCAATGTGATTTCATGGGGTGCTAACATGGTTTCACAGGCAAGGTCGGTAGCAACAAACTTTGTAAATAGTTTTATCAGTTTTATTACAAGCCTACCTAGTAAGGTTTGGGGAATCATTCAACAAATACCTAGTAAGGTTTCTGCAATTGGTTCACAATTGTACAATGCAGGACGAAACATATTCCAGAGTTTGTGGAACGGAATCAAGAGCATCGGAGATAGCATACTTGGTTGGGTTTCTGATTTCGCAGGAAAGATTGGAAGTTTTGTTTCTGGAATCATTGATGGATTTAAGAACATTGTTTCTGGTGCGAATGATGCAAAATCAGCCGCAAAGTCTGTGGATGGAAAACATGCAAATGGTTTAGACTATGTTCCGTACAATGGATATGTTGCAGAGTTACATGAAGGTGAAAGGGTATTGACAAAACAACAGAACAGAGAGTATAATGAAGGTGGAACAGGAAAAGGTGGAGATACATTCAATTTCTATAACACGAAACCGACACCTTATGAGTATGCAAGGCAGATGAAGAAAGCGAAACGAGACTTAGAACTTGGTTATTAGAAAGGAGCAAAACATTGATACAGGAATTGCAGATAATAAACAAGGTAAATGGACAACAGTTAAGTCTTGCAAGAGATGGTTCTACCCAATATGTTTTGGACGAGATAGATTGGGATGTTCCATCCGTAAGTTTCAGCACATATAGAGTTCCATTCCAGATAGGGGTTTCCTTGTCTGGTGTGGAACTTGGAACAAGACAACCATCCATTACAGGGTATATTGTTTCCAGTGTGGATGGGAGAGCGTTTCTTGGGAAGAGTTGGAACGAGTTTTTAGAAGCGCAGTTGCAAGACATAGAACAAAAGAAGTATGAACTAAACAAAACAATCACACCGTTACAAGACATTCGTGTGATTGTGGGAGATTATTTCATAGAGGGCAGACCATCCAGTGCAGTGAAGTTCAGTAACAAGGAGAATGAAAACAACGAAGTGTTGTGCATGTTTACAATTGACATCAATTGTTTTTCTCCTATGTTTCGATTGAACAAAGGAAAACAGACCGTATTGGCACAGGTTCAACCTAAGTTCCGTTTTCCATGGATTTTGAAGGAAACAGGGAACATTATGGGTGTTGTGTCTAACCAGAAGATTATCAATGTTATTAACGATGGAGATTGTGACATTGGTGGAATCATCAAACTAGAAGCGGTTGGAGGAACAGTACAAAATCCAACCATATTTAATGTTGACACACAGGAACAATTTATGATAAGATTAACATTACAAGAAGGAGATTACCTGTTGATAAACACAAAGATTGGGGAAGAGAATGTTATACATCACCATGTCAATTATCTGTCAACAGGAAAACCAAAGGATGAAAACGTAATTGCTGATGTGATTGAGGGAAGTACATTTTTCCAGTTCAAACAGGGGAGCAATTTGTATGGATATTCTGTTGAACAGGGCAGTGATGTTTTTGTGAACTTAACAATTGACATGGACGAATTATTCCTCAATCTGAAAGGAATGTGATAACATGGGAGTAATTACAGTATTTAACAAGTATTTTGAACGAATCGACATATTAAGAAAGTACACATTTATGCAGTACACAGACAAGTTTAATGGTGTCGGGGAGTTTAAAATAAATGCTATCTTGTGTGATGAAAACCTATACCTGTTTGATAAAAAAGAGGTGTTTTTTGTTGCATTTGACAGAACAACAATGGGAAGAATTGACAAGGTAGTAAAGGACAGTGATAGTGAGTTTGAACAGACGCTAGAAATAACAGGAAGGATGATAAAATATAAACTGCAAACAAGTGTTGTGTACAAACAACAGATATACAGTGGAAGAACAGCAGAAGTGGTGAAACAATTGGTAGAAAACAATATGTGTGTTGGTTCGACAGGGGATAAACGGTACATCAATTTTGAGTTCTACATACAAGGCGATAGGCTTAGTGAAATGACAATGATAAACAACGGACAATGGACAGGTGGAAGTGTATACGATGCAATACAGCCATTGTTACAAGCAGACAGCATGGGGTTTGAGATTAAACCAGTAATAACAGAGAGATATGAGATTGCCGCAAATGCACCAATCACGAACATACAAAAGTGGTATTTCAACATTCTGTTAGGAGAGGACAGAACGAGAAACAATCAGATGGGAAACAAACCAATTGTGTTTTCTCATTCATTGAGTAACCTAACAAGGTCTACCTATGAAAAGGACATGAAAGATTATTGCAATGTTGCGTATGTTGCAGGAGAAGGAGAAGGAAATAACAGAACATGGATTGAAGTATACCAAGATGGAGTAAAGGGAACAGAGAACGAATGGGATGCAATCGGGTGGTTGAGAGACGAGTTGTTTGTTGATGCAAGAGATTTGCAGAAAACAACAGATAACAAAACATATACAGACACAGAATATAAGGAGATGCTCACACAAAGGGGGAACGAATACCTAAAGGAACATATAGTATTTGTTTCCTATGATTCAACCGTAACAAATGAGAATGAAAAGTACAAGTACCAGAGAGACTTTCACAATGGGGATTTTGTTACGATTATAGACAACGAGTTAGGCATAACAGTGGATGCACAGATAACAGAGGTAACAAAGTCTGTGGAGGGTTCAAGAGAAATCCTTGACATTACATTCGGTTATCGTAGTATACAGATGAATGAGAAATTGAGAAGAAAAGGAGTGATATAACAATGGCAGAGAAAAGCGGATTTTTTAATGCAAGGGAAACAGAAGAAGGGATATACGACAGGGAGTATGATGCAGAACAGTTCGCAGAGTATTTTGCAAATTTTGTTTCTAATGGCGTGTATGTGAACCCAGCAAACCAATTGAAAGTTGTGTTTAATAATTCACCAGACAAACCATTTGTTGTGGTTGTTCGGAAGGGAAAGGCATACATAGATGGGTACTGGTATGAACTGACCGAGGATATGGAGGTTACAATCCCTGCAAACACAAAAGCATACATTGTAAAAGATGTTATTTGTTGTACTCTGGATAAGACAGAACGAAAGGTTAGTATCATTCTGAAAGAAGATGTAACAAGTGATATGCCTGTAAACAATAACACACAGCACGATTTAGTTCTATCGACAGTTCTGGTACAGCCAAATGCGCCAAAGTTGAACGCAGAGGACATTACAGATAAAAGACCAGACAAGACATATTGTGGTTTTGTTACAGGATTGATAGACCAGATAGACACTACGGAGTTGTTCCAACAGTATGATGATGCTTTTCAAGAGTGGTTCAATGAAATGAAAGGTCAGTTGACAGAGGATGCGGCAGGAAATCTCCAAACACAGATAGGAAATCTGTTAGACCTTAAAACAAATAACAAAACAAGTCTTGTTGCGGCAATTAACGAAGTGATTATGAACGCAACACATCCGATTGGTTCTGTGTATTTAAGTTTTGACCCAACAGACCCGTCTGAGTTGTTCGGGGGAACATGGGAGGGAATCACAGGAACAGCAAGTGCAAATAGTGACCCTAGATTCTTGTATGTTACGAATCCAAACAGTCCTGCTCTTATTGAAGCAGGAACAGAGGGAGGTTCTGCAAAGAAGAAACTTACATTAGCAAATATGCCTAGACATAATCACTATGTATTGGATTCGCAAGGTAGACAAATGGATTTGTATAAAACAAATGCTGGTGCTGGTGCTTATTGGGATTTGGCAAGTTACAATTCAGTTCAATCTCCAAATAACATACATACGGATTCTGTCGGAAGTGGAACAGAGTTTGATATATTACCACCATATACAGTTGTCTATGGATGGAAAAGAGTTGCATAAAACGATTTACAGCAGTTTGTTTCTATGTTATAATAATTGTAACAAGAAATAAAGGAGGTATACAATGCAAAGCGAGTTTGAGAATCTTCTGTTAGATACGCAGAAGGAATACAGTCGTTCTAACAGGATGAAAGACAAAATCATAATTGTGCTGATTGCGCTTATGTTCCTTGAAGCAGTGATTGGATATTGTGGTTGCATTACAAGGAACAGAAAACGATGGCATTTATCGCAGACGAATTAGGAATGTCGGAGATAACAGTTAAAAAGAAGCACAGTAAAATGCTGATGAAGATTGGCAAAATGTTTTAAGAATTGGGAGCGTGAAAACGCTCCTTTTTTATTGCAATTCTTTAGAGATACTTAACGTATACTTTTCTTATATTTCATAAGTTTTACCCAATATATAATAGAATCATAACAAGCAAGGAAGTACCAGAAAATCAGAAGGAGGAAAACGAGAATGTATGGGAATTATAATACAGGCTATGGAATGTCACCATACCAACAGCAGTTAGCACAGAATAGGCTGAACCAGATGGAGCAACAGTACAATGGTGTTGGAACATATCAGCCAAACAATTATCAGATGCAGAACAATCAGCAGATGGGAACAATGCAGATTTTAAAAGGTAGACCAGTATCAAGTTATGATGAAGCGAAAGCGAGTATGATAGACCTAGATGGTAGTTTGTTTGTTTTCACAGATATTGCAAACAATTGTATCTACACAAAACAGATACTATTGGATGGTTCTGCTGAATTGAAAACCTATGTATTACAGGAACAGAAACAAGGTGAAACAAAACGAGAGAATGGAAACAAAACACAGCAGTATGTGTTACGAGAAGATTTTGAAAGAATCGTTGGAGATTTAAACAGACAGATTGAAGGATTGAAGGAGGTTATGCCTTATGATGCAACAGATGGTAAACCAAATGTTAAAAAGTAACCCATTGTTTCAGAGAGCGCAACAGATGGCGCAAGGGAAATCAGAAGAAGAATTGAAACAGATTGCAAACAACTTGTGCAAGCAGAGGGGAATCGACATCAATGAAGCATATGCACAGTTTGAGCAACAGTTTTCTGGAATGATGGGAAAACA